TAATCGCAGTACCAGCTTCGTCACCCACAACCACGTTATAATTACCGCCAGATTCTATTGAGTTACCTGCGTTGACACCTGCTCTAAAGTTAGATGTACCTGCTGAAGCAGTAATAATATCTGCACCATCTGCAAAGGTAACGTCTGCTGCAAAGTTAGCTGCACCATCTACGTCTACCACGTCTAGGTTAGCTGTACCGTCTACGTCTAAAGCCCCAGAGATGTTTAAAGCTGCCGCTGTGGTTGTTCCTGTAAGGTTCAAATCTACTAAAGCATCTGTAACCGCCGCGCCACTTCCGGCTCCGTCTAAATAAACCATTTTTACTGCACCAGTGCCAATAGTAACATTAGCCCCAGAACCTTGACTAATAATAATACTTTGACTACCACTAGTTGCGTTTTCAATGATATGAACCCTGGAAAGGGTATTTGGTGCTATTGTGATTGTACAAGTAGAATCTAATGTTCCTGTATACTTAATATACATAGATCTTGCGGGATCAGTTGCACCATCTGCAACAGTAGAGGTATGCGTATCTGCATTTGTTGTTATTGCTTCTGTTCCATAACCTAGAGCTTCGCCAATAAGCTCTAAATTAGTATTTGTTGTAGTACCCCATGTCCCAGACCCATCGCCTGTAGCCATTTCGTTTAACCTGAGGTCGTTTACATATGTACTTGCCATTTTTTAAATCCTTATGCCGCTATATCTGTCCAATTTGGAGATTGAGAAGGAGTCGTAGAGCTCCAGCTAGGTGTTTGAGAAATTGTCATATTACTCCAGCTAGGTGTTTGAGAAGGAATGATTAACCCCCATACGTTTGGATAACCAATTTGTCCTGTTGCTGCAACACCTGTTGGATAAACATTAATCCCTTCTTGGATACTAACACTTCCGATTGCACCTGTTGCAGAAACGCCAGTTAATGTGACATTGCCTGTTGTAACAATAGATTCATTACCTACTGCGCTGGTTGCAGAAACACCAGTTGGGCTTACTACTGCGGTGCCAACAACTTGTTCGTCGCCAAAACCAATAGTTCCTGTCAACCCTGTTTCTGTGACAACTGCTCCACCAGCGGCTAAAACAGTTCCAACTGCGCCTGTTGCAGAAACACCAGTCGGAGTGACCAGTGCGCTTGTAACGACGGATTCACTGCCTATCGCACCTGTTGCTGCGACACCTGTTACTGTAACAGGAAGAACAGAGCTCCAAGCTCCTTGTCCCCATGTACCGCGTCCCCAACCTGTTTGCGTTGGCATAAATTACTCCATTAAGCTATTCTAATAATTGCATTACTCGCATCTGCGGCAGGGAACTGAATAGTAAATGTTCCAGAAGAAGAAGATTTATCTCCTCCAAAATCTAACACACAAACAGCTTTATCACTATTAGTATCATTGTAAATTAAAGCTCCACGAGCTGTTATAGTAGCCGTTGTAAAAGATAGATCGGCAAAATCTGTAAAACCTGTAGTACCACTTGAAGTTGGTGCTACTTTAGTTAAAGTTCCTCCTCCAGCTGAATAACTTCCACTGTTACTTACTTCTTGCGAAGTTGAATAAGCTGTTGTGGTTGCACCCATCGTTGCGGAACTTGTATAAAGTGCCAATTTAAAGGCATTACCATTAGTTGCGAAATTATGTGTAGCAGTTAAAAGTTGTGTTTTGAACGAAGTACACATTGCTTGAGTTATAGCCATTATAGCCTCCTTATTGCTTCTGCCAGATCATTATGACCTGCTTTTTTAATATCTTGACATACTGTAGCACGTTCTTCTTTTTTAGCCAACTCTATATAATAGTGTAATACTTTCTTAACGTGATCTTCAAAAGCATGAGCTTGTTGTCTAATAGGGTCTGGTGCAGAATCAGAAACTGAAACAATTTTTTTTACCGCCATTTCTGTTATTTGATCTGTAGATAAACCACCTTGGTCTGAAGTCATAACACCCACTACGCCGACTGTTGTGGCTAAATCTTGACTAAACATATTGTTTTTCTCCATTTAATTTGTTTAAATCGTGTCTGCCAATTAAAGCAGGTTGTATATCTTCAGGCTCTGGTGGTAACATTTCAGACTGCCTAGTTATCAATAATCCTTTTTTATTGAACTGTTGAACTAAAGGGTCTTTTAACCTATGGTATCCGTAAAGTTTTTCATTATCAGGCACGTTTGTATCCAATAAACCAGAACTGTGAGCAACTTCAATTTTAACCCCTCTAGAAACAGCAATAGCACACCAAAACTCACAACAAGCTCTTCCTGCTTCTGCTATACTTACATTTTTATAATTATAATCTATACCATACAGGCAAATCTCAGTTGCTTTACTATACAAAGCATAAGCAATAGCATAAGCGACAGTATTATTAAAATAACAAAGGTTTAACTCTTTTATTACTTCTTCTAGGGGATACTCTTCTAAATGCTTTACTCTTTTATCTAATTCACACGTGATAATGGGTTTTGTGTTCTTTTTTAAAAACTCTTTAGCTATATTTGTTTGAGAACCTGCATTATCAGTATCTAAAAAACGAGAAACAGGATCCATCATTATAGTTTTATCTACATGAATTATTGCACCTATACAGTTTATCCCCCAAACTTGGTCATACTTTTCCGATCTGATTCGTGCAGCAATAAAGTCTGAATAACTTCCCCCTAAACCGACAATAGCTAATCTCATGATCTTGCCCTGTTAGGAAGCCCTCGTCTGTACGCGTCTGAATTTTCACGAGCTTCTGCATAATCTTTTAACCTAGTCATTGATTCTATAAACCTTTTTTCGTACTGTTGTAACAAATCAGGCTCTCCTTTCATGAAAATATAAGCTTCATGCAAGCTACCATACAACATCGCGTTAGGTGCATTTGTACTTAACCATGTAGTTCCAGAATCTCCTGCTGCGGTTAAACTGTTGGGGCGGTAAAAATAATGCAACTCTGTAACATAAGATGCATCAGGTGTAGGACTTAATAAAAAATTAGCGTTATCAAAAGGAGCGTAGTATACAGGAGCTCCTGTAGTTGCAGAGTTAGGGTTATACTCTTGCAAAAAGTTAACATCTTTTTCTAATAAAAATGTTTTTGAGCTGGCACTAGTCACAGATAAACTAAAAGAAGCTAAATAATCAGTAGGCATTGCTAAATATTGGTTTCCAGAAGTTAGTGTGCCTGTTGCATTTTTTCGAAAATACTGCAAATCAACACTGTTTAGAATTCTTTGTTCCGCCCCTTCTATAAAGTTGTTTAAATTGCTAACAAAAGTTGATTCTGTATTATCTGTAAATTCTTGTATTGCTGTTTTTAACTCAGAATATGTATAACTCATGATGTATTTACCTTTATTGTACCTAATTGGGTTGTACCATGTATAGAGGCACTTACATTAAAAACATTCTGGGCAACAAGCACAACCATTGGTTCTTTTCTAGCAGGGCGAGGATCGTATAAAGCTTGTGGCTCTGAAGCAGGAGGAGTCGGTTCTAATTGTGGTTGTTTTGTTTCAAAACACTCTGGGCAAACTTTAAGGTTTGTCCATTCTTTACGCAAAGATAAGTAAGGGTACTGCTGACCACATCTATCGCATAAACCAAGGGATTTTTTACCAACTGCATATGTCATTAGATAAACGTATAATAATCTCTACTAGGGGTTAAATGTAAACTTGCTCGATCTCGGTCTTCTTCTGCTGCTCTTGTAAATTCTTCTTCGTAAACAGATTTCAACACCTGGACTCTTTCAGGTGCGTATTTTAAAGATATATAGTAAGCTAATCCTGCAGCTAAACAAGGATAAAACCTGAAAGGCATATCAAGCGTATTTATGCCTGCATCTGCATCATCTATTCTAACTAACCTGTCGTACACAAGCGTATAGTCTGATGAATCAGGGGTAGGCCAAAGCTTTATTATAGGAGTTATACTTCTATCAACGTAAAACTGTGTTGGTCGAGAAGTAGAGTTTTTACTAGGTATGTTAATATATTCATCCCTACTTATTCTGCTTATCTGTATGTCTGATTGTGATGTTCCAGTGTTTTGCCTTATAACCGCAGATAAAATATCAATACTAGATTGCACAGGGCTTAAATCAACAGCAGAGCTAACAGTAGTAGAAACTGAGCTAGTGCCACCTGTAATAGTCTCACCTGCTGTAAAAGTTCCATTAGGAACAGTTATAGCTAAAGTGTTTGATTCTAAATCACCAGACCCAGAAGTAGGCTCATTTGTTATTTTAGCTGTTGCCCCACTCGTGCCACCTGTAATAGTCTCACCCACTAATAACCCAGAGGAAGAAGCTACTACCATTATTAATACCCCTAATGGATAATCAGCTACATTAGAAGCTAATGGTAACTCTTGCTGTTGTATTGTCCATCTGTTTAACCCACGATTTGCCCAATCTGCAAATAATAAATTTAAAGATCTTCTAGCAGAACGTAAATCGTACCCTGTACGAGCTTCTATGCCACAGCGTTCATAAGCTTCTTCAACGTATTCGGCTACGTCAAGTTCAAAATTTTTAGACCCAGAGGTAGCCATGATTTATCCTAACTTCTTTTTAAAATAAGCATTGCTGCTGCGCTAGTAGGGGAAATCCTTCCTTCTTTTACAGCTCTCAAAACAGAAGGAACTGAGGAACCTGCCATTTTTCTGTTATTGTTTTTGCCATTGTTTGTCTTTTTGTTTGTCTTTGTTTTAATTTTGTCTGTTTTAGCCATGATTTTTCCTTTGCTTATATTAAAAATTCTCCAACAATAGCTGCTCCAACAATTAAAACAGCTATGCCCCACATACGCATATCTAATTTATCTAAAGTTTTTTCAATTCTAGAATATCTTAAATTGCATTCTTCTTCATGTTTTTGTTGCAAAACCAATAGTTCTTTTATTGTCATTTCACCACGCCTTACATGACCAATATCTGGCACTGAATTTATCTTTTGCAGTATCGCACTTATGTCTTGCTCTGAAACTTTTACGCCTAGCAGGTTGGTCTTTTTTAATAGACATTTTAGGGTCTCCAAACCTAACCAACTTAATCTTATCGCCTTTTTTAGCGAGAACAGCACTTTTTTTGTTAGCGTTGGGTGTTCGTTTTGGTTTGTTAAATCCTGCAAAAGATTCTCCGCGATATGTTATCCTGCCCGAAGCTGTTCTTTGTACATCTGAAGCAGTAGCCATAATTTTCTCCTATGCGTGATAAAACATCATTAAATCCATAGTGCCTACAATAAAGGTGACGTAACAGCCTGCTGTAAACAATACTCCTTCGTCAGGAATAAACGGATCATCCGAAGTGCTGTCTGTTCCAATTGATCTGAACTGTATCAGCTCAGTGCCAGTAGCACTGGTATTTCTAATATTAGCTGTCCCTGCTGTACCACCAGAAACAAAAGAGAATCCTTGCAATCTACACCTTCCTGCAAAAATAACCCCTAAAGCATTGTTGTTAATACCTGCTGATACGTTTCCTGCTGGATTACCCACAGCCGTAATACTCGTAATTGTTTTAAAGTACCCAGAGCTTGTTGCTGTTCCAGCGTTAGCACCTGTAACAGACTCAGTTAAGGCACTGCCATTTACATCTGTTCCAACTACAGTAAATGATTTTGAAGAATCATTTCCTGCTGATAATATCGTTACCTGTCTTCCAGAAGCATTAGTAACACTTCCACCAGAAGCTAAAGCACCGCCAATAGTTAAAGCCGCGTTGTTACCAACGGCTGCTGCTACAGAAATACCGTCAGCATCAAGAGCTACTTCATCACTGATAATGACTGGGGTTACATCTGATCCTGCCATTTTTATCTCCTTTATAAAAAGGGTAGGGGTTTCCCCCCACCTAATTAATATTACTCAAAAGGTGTGGCTAATGTAGCGTCACCAAGTAAGTAAGCTGCACAGTGCCAGCGTGTAGCTGACTGGGCGGTTAGCGTAATCATGCCACCACTTAGCCAACCCTGCTCTATTGCTCCCAGATCAATAGTATCATCATTACTTTGGTCTGGTATGAAAGTATTGGTATCTCCAGCAGTTGCTGGGTCAGACATTATAGCAAAACCAGAATACAAATCCGCAGTTGCGCCTGTATTAATTTGCCCTGCACCTGTGAATGTTGTGCCAACAATGAATGTATATTGCTCGCCACTCGCTGCCGCAGTTAACTCAGGTAGCGTAACCACAATTCCTGCCGCTCTTGAAAAGATAAATGTAGTGCCTGACTGAGCCGCTGTCACAGCGTATGTAGCATCTGTAATAGTTACAACTGGGGCTTTAGCCGTTAGAGTGCCTGTTAGAGTGGTGTTACCTGTTACGGCAAGTGTTCCGCCAATGCTAGTGTTGTTAGAAAAGGTAGAGTTAGTTGTTACTGTACCTGTTGAGTCTGCAACGGATATATCATTAAATCCATTTTCAGAACGGACTGGTCCGTTAAATGTTGTATTAGCCATGTTATCTCCTTGTCGTGGCAAATGTCAACCGCAGAATGCGATTGTCAAGGTAACCTTAGATTACACTACCTTTTTATAAAAAGAAAGGTTATTTTATTCGCTTGATTTCTCTTTAAGAACTAATCCAAATATAGCACATACTATACCTGCCCAAGTTAATATTGGCATACTAAGCAAAATGCCTAACCCAACGCCAACAACAGCTGCAGCTCCATAACTTGAAGGCTCTTTTAGTCTTCCTTTAATCCAATCCATTTACTTTCTCCTTGTTAAATAAAATAGGGGCGACAAAAGCCGCCCCAAATAGTTCCATAAGGCATACGGAATTACGCTCCCGGTGAGCCGAAGATACAACGAGGGTCTGAGAAACCAAAAGAATATCTTTCTCTTGCTTTAAATCTCATATTTCCTGTATCAAAGTCAGCTTCCATATTTGTGGATAGCGCTGTTCTTTCAAAATGAATCATTCCGCGTGGAGCGTCAGTCATCACAAAGAAAGCATCTGTATCGGTCAAGAAGTCATTAACGGCATAACCCTCTGGAAGCATTCCCATTGAGCGCATAGCGTTAGTGTCATTGTCTGCTGTACCAACACGAAGGTTAGAAGTCATTATTCTTTCAGCAACAAATTGAAGCTGACGAGGAATAACAAGTTTCATGCCACGTAGTGCCACTTTCAGACCACGCTCATCAACAAACCCAGCAATGTTGATCAAAGAATCTTCCAAAGAAGTTTCGTTAAGATCAGCAGCTGTACTTGGCTCGTTTGCAAACGTGCTACCGTTGGTTAGAGGGTGAGAGGCATCACAAAGTGCAACTCCGTCACCTCCAGCTGATGCTCCAGCTGTAAATGCGTTGTTTAACACTGCTGCGGCTTTCACCTGTTTAGTGTGTGCCATTGATCGAGCGAGTGCACGAGTATAACGAGAAGATAGACGATCATAGAGATTATCCTCAACTGCTTCCTCTGTAATAGAGAACGCAAGTGCGATTGTCTCATGATTGTATCTCGCCGTATATGCTTCGTTAGCATCGTCGAAATTAACAGCGGAACCCTCCGACTTAGTCGGGGCGGCTCCAAACCCAGATAACATTACTTCTTCTTCAAATGCACGATCTGAAGATTCAGTAGTGAAAATCTCTGAGTGTTGGTTCTCGTACCTGGAGTACTCCATGCCAAATAAGGCATTGAGACCAGGCTCTAGCTCTTTCGCTAGTTGTGCGCGTGATATAGCCATATCTTAGTCTCCTATACGCCAGTCGTAGAAACAGTGGCCGCTGCAATGGAGCCAGTAGGCGCATTGAAGTGGTTGTTTATACGAACGATTAGTGGGATACCAGCAGCAGTGAAGTCAGAATTGTCTGGATCATCTTGGATGCCCATAATTCTTAACGCCAATGTGTTGGTGGTTGCGACTGTATTCAAGTCTGCTGTTGCAGAAGAAATACCAGTAGTTGTAGAACCACTGTTACCCGTAGCAAAAGCAATATTTGCGAATACAGATGTACGAACTTCCGCTTCAGTGTTCTGTCCTGCAACAACGTTAGATGTTGCAATCGTGAACAATTGATTTGGATCATCGTACAAGAAGGCTTTGACAGGGAATGTAGAATCCGCGCCAGAACCAGGCCAATAGTTTGAAAATATTGTCTCACCAGTAGTTGAAGAAACGTACTCACAACCTCCGAAAACCCCTACAATAGCGACGTTACCACCAGCCGCAGCTTGTAGATCGTCAATAACACCCGCAGCGAGCGGTATAACCGCCATGCCTTGGAATATTGGATTAGAGTTATCAGAAGCTATGCGATATTCCGTCATCCCGGTAGAGTTGGTCGATTGACCAATTTTTCCTATCGGTCGGAGACCGAAGGAACCGTTAGAATTTGCCATAATAGCACCTCAATAATTATTCGGATTCGCGTTCACGACCTCCGAAAGTTACACGACTTTGCCGACTATTAGTCATCGGCATTGAAGGATGTTGTTCCTTCATGAGATCCTGATCTACAGCTACCATTTTTTCGCGGGTGAGCTTCCCGAAATATTCAGCTCTTTCTTGGGCAGTTTCGACAGGTATGCGACACAGCATCAAGCCACCATTTCCTATAACACCAGCAAATCGACCTTCGTCAATAGTTGGTGCTTCAAAATCCGGATATTCATCTGAACGAACGGGTTCCCATCCTTCACGAAGTTTGGAATGAACATTTGTTTTATCCTCTTCTCCACGAGTAGCAGTTCTTATCCAGCGATGTACAAAACCAACAGGTGGTTCTGGAGCATCAAGATGACTGGGCGGTGCCCAGGGTTTTCTGCGCGTTTCTTTTTCGCGTGTTTCGCTTGCACGAGTTTTTCTGTCTGTCATAATTTTACCTTTTTACATATTTAGCGTATTCTTCAAGTGGTACACCTAGTTTTTTTGCTATAGATACCTCTGAATGAGATAATTTAACCGACCTGCGCCCCGGTTTATTATTGCGAGATGCGGAGGAACCAGCGGATGCGACCTGACTTCCCCCTCCCGATCTTTTCTTCGTCTCAAACTTATGCGGAAACTCTGTACGCATTCGACGATTTAATTCGTTATAGTACTCATCTGTGTTCGCGTCAAACCCTTCTTCAGAAATAAGGTCTTGATGAATGGTTAAAACTGCATTTGTCATAATTTTATCATCACCAAACCAAGTGTTGGTTTTTGCCCATTCTTCTGCTTTAGGATCAACTTTAGGAACAGCTGGTTGTTGAGCTACCTGTTGTTGAGCTACCTGTTGTTGAGCTACTGGTTGTTGAGCAGCTTGATCGACACGCATTTTAGCAGAGTCATACCTTTGTTGCTCTACTGCAATTTTAGCCAACTGTTCTTGAGCAACAATCATTTGATCAGCGTCACCTAGTTCATGAGCCTCTTTGTATAAACGTTTTGCAGAATCAGATTGAGATTGAAGTCTTACTCCATACTCTTGTAAGTAACCGCTGTCTAACTGTTTAACTCTAGATTTTAATTTATTGTTTTCATCTAACAGTTGTTTTGAAATCCTAACAGCTTCTTCTCGATCTCTTTCTTCTTTACGATACTTTGCTGTAATTTTATTAATACGAGTTTGAACTTTTTGCCCGTGTTCTTCTAATTCTTTTTCAGTAATTTTTTCTTCTTTAGAAATCTCATCTTCTTTAGACGACTGTTCTGGCGCTGCCTCTACTTGTACATCTAACTCAGATTCAGAGGTTTTAACCTCAGATTTTTTTTTAGATTCAGGTTCTTCAAGTAAAACTTCTACTGATTCGCCCTCTTCCACTTCCACTTCTAGATTTTCTTCTTCTGCCATTTTCTTCTCCTAGATATGTTTTATATCATCTGGTTCTAACAAGGTTGCAATAACCTCATCATCATTAATAATACGAACTTCACCACCTTCAATTTTAAAACGAGATCCAGAGTATCTGCCAATGCAAACCCAATCTCCCTCTTTACACCAAGGATTGGAATCTTTTCCAAACTTGTCTTTATCTTTGTAAGCTAGTGGACCTATTTTAAGTACGTAACAAACTACTGTAGCAATAGCCTCTCTGTCTCGTACTTCTTCAGGAATGTACAAACCACCTTGAGTTGTAGCTTTACCTTGATAAGGCATAACTAAAATTCTCCAACCTGTAGGTTGAGGCAGTCTATCAAGTAACGGTTTATCTAAAAGAGAAGGATCCAACACCTTCTGAGTTGCGTCAACATAAGCGCTATCAATGGGACCTTCTTCGCTTTTTTCAGCGGATCGTTCCTCATTTATTTTCTGCGCGACGTTGTCAGGAAGATATAATGTCTTCGTCATCGTCTGCGTTTCTCTCCAGCAAGGCTTTTAATTCATTTCTAACATAAGAGAGGCCTCGTATCTCTCCTACCATGAGTTTATATGTCTCCCAATCTTTAGGAGTGTTGTTACAAAGTGCTTCAGATATATCATCCTCACGCTCTTTGATCAACTTATACATATGCTTTGCGAACTTTACAACATCCATTATGTAATTTCTTTCGTAGTTTATATAACCATACACTTATGAATGTATAAGCTCAAGTGCTTGCTCTTTAGTCTCATCATTTCTTCTAGTCCAACCTCGACCAAACGTGTCAAACGTATTTAAAGATCGGTAGAAGCTATCTCGCATATGGTGCATTTGCTCTACTATTTCTGCTGGCTCTACTTCCAGCACAGCTTGCAGTGTCATTGGACCTATACCTCCATCCTGCTCTACACCTGCAATACGTTGCAGTGCCTTAGCCGCTCGACTTGTTCCGCTATTCACACCCCAATCGAAGCAACTCCAGTCAACCCCAGAAGGAAGATCGTCTGCCCGAAGCCTATTCCAATAATTTTCTTTGTATATAGGATACACATCATCGTGGGTAAGACCTTCCATCTCACCATCCATAACTTGCCGACCTACATACTGCTCGTAAACTGCGCGTGTTACACCGAGGTTAGTTTCACCTCCAGGGTCACTGGGATGATTTATGTATCCCCCTTCGTGTTCCAGCAACCAACCCATGCACTGTTCAAAGTTTTGCCTCATTTTGCGTTCTTTCTTAGTTTAGCAAACTGACGTGATCCAAACCAGAAACTAATAATACTGGTGAATAGTAAGTTTGTGTCGTCATTCCATATAGCTTGTGCCGCATCGTTAAATGAAACACCTGTACTCATAGAATAAAATAAGCCACTAATTTTTACAGTCAGAAACAAACCCACAAATAAATATGTTACAACTGGTCGTACCGATCCGGATAAAGCTGCTGCAAATCCAGACTTAGCGTTAGCTGCCGCCATACTTTTATATATACCTTCGGACTCAGCAATGTCCGCCTTGGCATCTAGCTCGTCTAACTTCAAAGAAGATAGCTGTGCAGCGTACTTGCCTTTCGCTTCAAGCATCTTAAGTTCTTGCGCGTCTTTTTGTTTTTGTTGAAACAGATCAAGAATAGAAGGGATGATAGAAGTACCAAACCCTAGTGCTGCTCCTAATAGTGATAACATATTATCCTCCTATTTTAATTTAGTTTTAGATAGAGCAGAGCCTGTTATGTATGCTGCTACTATACCTGTATTTG